GCGTGTCGAGCGCCTCACGCTGGATCGGCTGGCCGCGTGCGTCGAGTAATGTAGGCATCACAAAGCCCCCTCAATCTGGTTGAATTCGTTATCGGCGTCAGCATCGGTGTCGAAATCGGCATCCCAGCGGCTGGTTTTGGCGGGGCCTGAGGTGTATTCGATTTCTGTCGGTTCGCGCAGGCTGGCGTCATAGGCCAGCAGCTTGGATATCGCCGAGTCGCCGTGGCGGCTGGTGCCGCTGTCGCCGGTGCGGCGGGTGGCGGGCAGCATCGGGATGCCCCGCACCACTTCCATCGCGCGCAGGTCGTCGAGCTGGTCGCTGTCGCGCGGGATCTCGATGGTGCCGTCTTCGAACGCGGCCTTGAACGGCGCGGTGTGCTCGCGGTACCAGGTCTGCGACAGCATCACCTGCTCGATGCGGGTGGCGCCGTAGCGTTGCATGGCCACCTCGGCCAGGTAGTGGCCGTTGCCGCGCGCGTCGAGATTGCCGGCGTAAAAATGCGGCAGGCGGTCGGCGATGTAGAACAGGATCTGACGCTGCTGCTCGAACGGCACGTCGGACAGCTCGACACTGAACGGAAACCGCCGCGTTAAGTTCGCCAGCACCTGGAACGGATCGATCACCGACAAGTCGCCCAGGCGGCCAAAGTCCATGCCGAAGCCGGAGCGCAGCGCGGGGTCGAGCCGGGCCAGCACCGGCAGCACGGTCTTGTCGAGCCAGTCGGCCACCTCGGCTTCGCGCAGGTGGGCGGGCCACTGGGCAAACCCCGCCGGCGGCTTGTAGCGCAATACCGGCACATCGATCATGCGCGCCTCGATCAGCGCGCGCGAAATCCACGCGCCGCCCGAGTTGCGCGGAATGCAGTCCAGCTCTTCGTCGGCATTGTCGCGGTATTGCTTGTAGATGCCGGCAACCCAGGCTTCCTGTTCGGCCAGGGTCGCGGTCTTGCCGGTGCGCAGGCAGACGCGGTCGTACAGGCCCTGTGCAACGGCCTCACGGAAGGTGACGCGGTGCAGGCTATACGGCGCCTTGCCGGCGCGGATATCGTTGCACAGGTCGTTAAACGGGTTCTCGGCGCCGTCGTGGGTGCTGATGACGTGCACCTGGCCGCCCCAGATCAACAGCGCCAGCGCAGCCTTGAGTAGTTCGCCCAGGTGGTCGTGGAACGCCGCTTCGTCGATCACCACCCGGCCCTGCTTGCCGCGCAGGTTGCGCGGACTGGAGCTGAGCGCGGTGATGCGGAAGCCGCTGGCGAAACGGATCACATAGGTGAGGATCGACTGCCGCTCGTCGCCGTCGATGAAGACTTCCTCGACAGTTTCGATCTCGACCGCCGCTTCGTTGTAAAAGCGGGCCCAGTCGGCACAGTCGCGGATGAACTCCTCGGCCATCTCCTTCATGTAGCCGATGTACCAGACGTCCATGCCGCTGGTTTTGGAGGCGAGCAGCGTGCAGTCGGCCGCTTCGGCCCAGCTCAAGCCGATACGGCGCGATTTCTCGATCACCTTGACCTGCGCCTGGTCGTCTATCCAGTCGATTTGATAATGCAGCAGGGCTGCCGGTGTCCGCTCAGCCCTGGGCTCGATCAAACCGGCCTGATGCAGGGCTGCAGGCAGCTTCGCCAGCGTGTGTTCCATCACGCCACGCCCAGAATCTTCTTGCGGATCATCTCGGCCGCTTCGTCGGACAGCCCGGCGCCCTTGGCTTCCTTGACCGCCACCACCGCCGCTTCCTTCGCCGCCTCGCGCCGCACCACCATGATGCGGTTCGCCGTCAGCGTGTCGGCGCTGGCCAGATCCTTCAAGGCCTTGCCCAGGAACATGATGTCCTGCGGCGTGCCCGCATCGAGGTCGCCGATGGTCTGGAATGCCGTGGTGCGCAGCATTTCCGCCAGCAGCCGGCCCACGTCGCCCTCCGGGTCGGTCTGCAGCTTGCCGATCCATACCTTGGCCACTTCCTGCGCCTCGCGGTAGCGCTTCATCTGCTCCTCGGCGCGCTGCTTGTAGCGGCCCACCGCGCTGCGCGAGGCGTCGCCGCCCAGCGCGTGGACGATCGCCACGATATCGTCGATCGTGGCGCGGTCCTCGCGGATCGCCGCGTCGACCTCGGCCTTGATGCGCGGGTCGAGCTGCTTGATGGATGATTTGCGCGACATGGCGATCAGTCCGGCATCGGGCGTGCCACGCCCGGCGAATTGGCCCGGCCGCAGGCCACATCCAGCCCGCGCGAGAGCAGCTGCGGAATGCCCACGCCGCCCACCGTTTCCAGCGCCAGCAGGCCTTGTTCGGCCAGCCAGGCGAGATCGGTGTTGATCGTGTCCATGCTCGCCGAATGGCCGATGCTGGCCAGCATGCGCTGGATCAGAAACAGATTGGCGCGGTATTCAGCCGAGCCTTCCAGGATGCGCAAAATCGCCAGACGGCGATCCTCGGAGACCAGTTGTGCGAGTTTGCTCATGTCATTTCACCAGGCTTTGGTAGACGAGGTTCAGGATGCGGGTCTGCGCGGCGTTTTCGCCCTCGATCCGCTTGACTGCGCCGCCGACCCCATCGATCCGCTCCGACAGCCGGTGCTCGGTACCGGCCATGCGCTCGTACAGCTTCGACAGGTCGGCATGAGTCGGCGCGTGGCTGGTGTCGCGTTCCACGCTGGTGAGCCGGTCCGACATTAATTTAATCGCATGGGCCATGCTGTCCTCGATCTTGTTGATGCGTTCGCTGGACGCATCGCTGCGGCGTTCGTACCAGAGGTACCAGCCAATGGCCAGGTTCAGGATGGTGATGCCCACCTTCCACCAGAAGTCGGCCGCCGTGTAGTCCATTTATTTCCCCTGAATCCGCTTCATGCGTTGTACTTTTTCGAAATAATCGCGGCACTCCTCGCCGCAAAACAACTGCCCCTTCGGCAGCTTCGCCTGGCAGCCCGGCTCGCGGCACCGTCCCGTCGCCTGCATTGCCGGCTGGTTCATTGCCGCCTTCACGCAGGCGTCGCGTTCGCGCGTTTCCATCGTCGTGGCGATGTCGAGCGGGTCGGATTCGCGCTCGAATTCCATCATGGGGCGGCCTTGTTCAGCAGCACGCCGGCGCCCATGCCCGCCGCCGCCGCGCCTGCCGTGCCGGACAGCAGCGCCGCACCCACCAGCGGGGCGACCAGCACCGCGCCGCCGACCGCCACCGCCTTGCCGGCCATGCTGGCCGCCGACTTCGCTGCGCCGGCGGCGATTTCCTGCCCGCGAAACGCCTCCACCCCGCGCTCCGACAGCATCACCGTGTAGTCGTCGCCGGCCTTGACCAGCGTGGCGTCCAGGCTGGCGTACTGCTTGCCGTTGACCACCGCCACCTCGCAGCACACCGTGCGGCCGTCGATCAGCATCGGGCGGATGGTGTAGCTGGCGGTACCGGCTTGCTGCAGCGAGGTGCAGCCGCCCAGCGCCAGCAAAATCAGGGGAATCAGGGCGCGCTTCATTTCTTTTTCGCCTTTCGAAACAGCCACGGCGCCGTCGGCTCCGCGTCCACCCACAAGCCCTGGCCGGATTCGCGCGCCAGGCGCTCGGAGGTGGCCACGTCAGGATCAGTGAGGTAGGCGGTATAGGCCCAGGCCAGCCCCTGCTGCACCTGGTGCAGGCTGGCGTCGACGCCCTGGCAGCGCACCCGCGCCACCGTGCGGCCGTAGAAGTCTGTCTTGCCCCTTAACACCACGGCTTGCTGGCCGAAACACAGGGCCGCCAGGGATTGCTTGGCGCGCTCGCCGAAGGCCTGCTTTTTCTCCGGCGCGTCGATCTCGGCCAGGCGAACCTTCACCGGCGTGGTGTCAGTCAGCACCGTCAGCGTGTCGCCGTCGGCCACGCCCACCACCTGGCCGCCGAACGGCTCCGAGGCATGCGCCGGTAGCGCTGCCAGCACCGCGACAACCAGCAGCAGCCCGCCGATGTACCAAAGCAGCGTGGCTGCCGCCCATTTTTTCCAGGTTTTCATACTCTCTCCAGATGCCGCCGCACCAGCCACGGCGCAAAGCGCGGCAGGATATGCGGCTCAAAATATTCCAGGTGACCGCAAATCTGCGGCAGGCCGGCGTGGTTGGCCACGTCGATGTTGTGCATGCCCAGGCGCATCCCGTCCACGTTGGTGCAGCCGTCGCGACCCATGCTGCCCCAGGCGTGGCGCCACAGCAGGCGGGAAAACCAAACCACATGATCGCAGGCGTTGTGGTACACGCTGGTCCAGGTGGCGCCGGGCGTGGTCTCGTCATCGTCCAGCGCCGGCGCGATCAGGCTCAGCTTCACGCATTTCATCGCGTGGTCGCGCATCGCCAGCCAGGCAATGGTGCAGCCGTTGCTGTGGCACACCAGGTGGTCGTCTCGATGCACCACCGCGGCCAGCGTGCGGGCGATGCGGGGATTCGCCCAGCGCGCGCGCAGCACCGACAGAAAGCCGTATTCGAACACCAGCACCCGGAATCCCTGCGCCTCGAAATAGGGCTTCAGCTGGCGGATGTGGCTGGTGCCCTCGCGAGCGTGGATGCCATGCACCAGCACCACGCGGGGCTGCTGCGCCTGGGCGAGATTGTCAGCCAGGCTCATCAGTAGGTCACCATGTATTCGCACTTCATCTGGATGCCGGCGGCCTCGGCCTCGGCGCGCGCCTTGTTGACGAACAGCTCGATCTGGCTGCGCACCATCTGGGTGGCCGCATCCATGTTCTCGGCCAGCGTCACCACGTGCACGAATCGCACATTGATGTGCATCGCCACGGTGTAGGGCGGCGGGCCGTCGTCGAGATCAGTCGGCATACACCCCCCACTCGAAGATCGCGCGGTCCATGCGGCGGCGGTTCACCAGGCCGCGGTTTACCTTCTTGATCCTGTTGCCCCGGCCGTCGACCACCGTGATGAACACCCAGCGGTCGAACTGCTCCGCCGCGCCGGCAAAGTCGCCCACGCGCAGCAGGCGCAGCAGCGTCGATTCCTCCAGCGCGCGCAAGCCCACATTGAAGGCAAAGCTCAGCACGCCGTCGAACTGGTGTTGATTGATGGGGGATTCGAAGCGGGGGTGGATCGCCCGCAGATACAGCTCCACCGGCTCCAGGTCGCGCCTGGCCAGCGCGGCCGCCTGCGGCTCGGTCAGCTTGGTGAGGGTCTTCTTTTCGTGGGGGCGGATGACGTGGCCATAGCCGATCGTCCAGATCCCGGCCGCGTCACGGTATGGCACCGCGCGGAATTCCTCGCGGCGGTGAAGGTAGTCGTGTAGATCTTGGGAAGCACGCATGAGGCCAGTGTGGCCACGCGCGCGCGGGGGTCGGGATTAACGCCCGTTAGTTTTCGGTGTTTTGGAACTGTCGGAAGGGAACAGGTCAGGCTGCACCCGAGCCCGCGCCAGCTGGCGCTGCCGCGCGATGATGCGATAAATGTGCACCTCGCTCACCTCGTGTTTTTCCGACAGCTCGCGCACGCTCAGCTTGCCCGATTCCTGCCAGATACGGTAATGCTTCAGCGCCTCGTCCAGCGCGTCGCCGGTCGGCAGATACGCGCTGCGCCCCCCGTGGTAGCGCGCCAGCGAGCGCAGCACGATGATCGCGATCTCGCGTGCACGCGCATCGGTCGCCCCCGCATCCATCAGCGCCGCGCGGGACACGTCCAGCATGTCCACCAGCAGCTTCGGCCAGATGTGTTCGAGCTCGGCCGGCAGCATCGCCAGCTCGGCATCGAGCACCAGCGGCTCGCCCTCGAAAAGGTCCCGGTTGTTCAACGCTCCAGCCATTTTTTAAGCGCCTCGATCGCCTGCGTAATCTGATTGTGGTTCAGCCATTCCACGCGCTGTGGCCACTTGTTGCGCTTCAGCCAGCTGCCCAGCGCCGCGTCGCTCGGGTCGCGCACCTTGCCCGCCGTGTTCAGGTCGCTCCACAGCGCGCGAACCATGCCCTCCTGGCCGGCGGAAACCGGCGTGGCGGCCTTCGCGCGCTTCGGCGGGGCTGGCTTCCATCCCTTCGCCTTGAAGTGCTCCAGCAGCTTCTTGCGGCCGGTCCAGTCCAGGTCCTTGCTCGACCGCACCCGGGCCACCGTCCACAGCACGGCGCGGTAGGTGTCATCGTCGATGCCGAGCTGGGCGCGCGCGATGTGGATCTGCGCCAGCTCGGCGTTGCGCAGCTGGGTGCCGTTGCGTTTGGGGAAGGTCAC